GCTGATGCTAAGAAAATGTTTACTGACAAAGTTGTACCTATATCGATTAATTATCCTTTCTTTTTTAGTCCTATTCAAGACGGTATGGATAGGCCAAAATCCGAACTTGCATATAGAGTTCCAGCTTCTAAGTTCACTAGAAAGAAGATTACATCAAACGAAAAGCTAGAAGATTTAGAAGGGCTAGACACAACTATAGACTGGAAGAATACAGGTGATAATAGCTATGACGGTGAAAAATTAAAGCTTTTAGTACACGATGAAAGTGGTAAGTGGGAAAGACCCGATAATATATTAAATAACTGGAGAGTTACAAAAACATGTTTACGATTAGGTAGTAGAATTATAGGTAAATGTATGATGGGCTCAACATCTAACGCGTTAGACAAAGGTGGAGAAAACTTTAAAAAATTATATGGAGCATCAGACGTTACTAAGCGAAACAGAAATGGACAGACAGCGTCTGGCTTATATTCTCTTTTTATCCCAATGGAGTGGAACTACGAAGGATTTATTGATGAGCACGGAAGCCCAGTCTTCAATACTCCGGATCATGAAGTCTTCGATCCACATGGGGAATTAATAGATATAGGAGTAATAGACAGTTGGCAAAATGAAGCTGACGGTTTAAAAAACGATCAAGACGCATTAAATGAATTTTACAGACAGTTTCCAAGAACTACTGAGCACGCGTTTAGAGATGAGACCAAGAACAGCATATTTAACTTAGTTAAACTATACGAACAAATAGATTATAACGAGGAAATGTCTAGAACGTTAGGTATTACTAAAGGTAATTTTCAATGGGTCAATGGTATTAAAGATTCAACAGTAATATTTTACCCAGACCCTAAAGGTAGATTTAAAGTAAGCTGGGTGCCACCAACAAATATACAAAATAAAGTTGTAATAAAAAATGGTGTTAAATGGCCTGGTAATGAACACATGGGCGCTTTTGGATGTGATAGTTACGATATATCAGGAACTGTAGATGGTGTGGGTTCAAAAGGTGCTTTGCACGGGCTAACTAAGTTTAGTATGGAAGACGCGCCAGCTAATACATTTTTCTTAGAGTATTTAGCTAGACCACAGACTGCAGAGATGTTCTTTGAAGATGTTCTAATGGCGTTAGTGTTTTATGGGATGCCTATACTCGCAGAGAACAATAAACCTCGTCTATTGTATTATTTAAGAAGACGTGGTTACAGAGGTTTTAGCATGAACAGACCAGATAAAATATGGAATAAATTATCTGTAGCAGAAAAAGAAGTGGGTGGTATACCTAACTCAAGTGAAGATATAAAACAAGCCCACGCCGCTGCAATAGAAATGTACATACAAAGCCACGTAGGTATGGCGCAAGATGGTACTTTTGGTAATTGTTATTTTAATGAATTACTAAACGACTGGGCTAAATTTGATATAAACAAAAGAACAAAGCATGATGCGTCTATAAGCTCAGGACTTGCTATAATGGCTAACAACAGGCATTTATATAGGCCAAATGCTAAAATAGAAAAACCAAAACTAAATATAAGTATTGCTAAGTATACAAATAATGGTAGTACATCTAAATTAATTAAAGAATAAATATGGCAGAGTCTGTTATAAATAATTATTTTCCTTCTCAAGTTGTAAGTGACTTAGAGAAAATAAGCTATGATTATGGTTTAAGAGTAGCAAAAGCTATTGAGTCAGAGTGGTTTCAAACTGATAGAGGTTCTAATAGATATAGAACTAATCATAATAATTTTCACAAGCTAAGACTATATGCTAGAGGAGAGCAGTCAATACAAAAATACAAAGATGAGTTATCTATAAACGGTGATTTATCTTATCTTAATTTAGACTGGACACCAGTACCTATTATACCTAAGTTTGTAGATATAGTTGTTAACGGTATTGCAGAAAGAACATACGATGTAAAAGCTTATTCACAAGATCCATACGGTGTTAGTAAAAGAACAGAGTACATGGAATCTATGTTAAGAGATATGAGATCAAGAGAGTTTAACGATTTTGCTCAAGAAAACTTTAACATGAATACTTATGAAAATCCAAAAGAGCTTTTGCCAGACACAGAGGAAGAGTTGAAGTTACACATGCAACTTAGTTACAAACAAGCTGTTGAGCTAGCTAACGAACAAGCTATTAACACTATAATGGAAGGTAATAGATACGAGCTAACTAAAAAACGTTTTTATTACGATCTTACAGTTTTAGGTATAGGAGCTGTTAAAACAGATTTTAACACTTCAGAAGGTACTACAGTAAAATATGTAGACCCAGTAGATTTAGTTTATTCATACACTGAGTCACCATACTTTGATGATATATACTATGTTGGTGAGGTTAAAAGCGTACCAATAAATGAACTAGTGAAACAATTTCCACATCTAACGCATGAAGAGCTAGAAGATATAGTTAAAAATAAAGGTGTTTACCAAAGCAATTACAATAGAACTGGTAGTAATTTAAAAGAAGAAGACAATAATAAAGTTCAAGTTTTATATTTTAATTATAAAACATATATGAACGAGGTTTATAAAGTAAAAGAGACTGGTACTGGTGCTGATAAAATACTACCTAAAGATGATACTTTTAACCCACCTGAAGATGTAGATGGATTTTCAAAACTACACAGATCAATTGAATGTTTATACGAAGGTGCTTTAATACTAGGTACTGATAAATTACTTAAGTGGGAAATGGCTAAAAACATGATGAGGCCTAAAAGTGATTTTACTAAAGTAAAAATGAATTATGCTATTGTAGCACCGCGTATGTATAAAGGCCGTATAGAATCTTTAGTAAAACGTATCACTGGTTTTGCTGATATGATACAGCTTACACATTTAAAGCTACAACAAGTATTATCGCGTCTAGTTCCAGATGGTGTTTATTTAGATGCTGATGGACTTGCTGAAATAGATTTAGGTAATGGTACAAACTACAACCCACAAGAAGCTTTAAATATGTTCTTTCAAACAGGTTCTGTAATTGGTAGATCAATGACTGCTGATGGAGATATGAACCCTGGTAAAGTGCCAATACAAGAAATACAATCAGGTTCAGGCGGGCAAAAAATGCAAAGCTTAATTCAAACATACAACTACTACATGCAAATGATCAGAGATACTACTGGTCTTAATGAAGCTAGAGATGGTAGTATGCCAGATAAAAACGCTTTAGTTGGGGTGCAAAAATTAGCTGCTGCTAATTCTAACACGGCAACAAGACATATATTGCAAGCTGGTTTGTTTTTAACTTCTGAGGTTGCACAGTGTTTATCACTTAGAATATCTGATATATTAGAGTATTCACCAACTGCAGAGGCTTTTATACAGCAGGTTGGTGCTCATAATGTTGCAACGTTAGAAGAAATAAAAGAATTACATTTATATGACTTTGGTATATTTATAGAGTTAATGCCCGATGAAGAAGAGAGACAAATGTTAGAAAATAATATTCAAATGGCGTTGCAGCAAAAATTAATAGAACTTGCTGATGCTATTGATCTTAGAGAGATTAAAAATATTAAACTAGCTAATCAGCTTTTAAAAATACGCAGAGAAAAGAAAATAGAAAAAGACCAAAAGTTGCAAGAAAGAAATATGCAGATGCAATCGCAAACAAACCAACAAGCTGCACAGGCAAAATCACAAGCTGATATGCAAGCTAACCAGCAAAAAGTTCAAGGTGAAATACAGCTAGAACAAACAAAAGCAGAGTTAAAAATCCAACAACTTCAGCAAGAGTTACAGATGAAAAAAGAATTAATGGCGGCAGAGTTTGAATACAACATGCAACTACGTCAAATGGAAGCTGAGGCAGTTGATAAAAAAGAAAATCAAAAAGAAAATCGTAAAGACGAAAGAACCAAAATTCAAGCTACACAACAAAGTGAACTTATAGACCAAAGAAATAATGGTAAAGCACCTAAAAACTTTGAGTCTGCAGGTAATGATAATATAGGTGGCGCCTTGAATATGGTTGACAGTATGTAACAAATTATTAATTATTATTATATTATATTATGGAAGAAAACGTAGAAAACGTAGTTGAAGAAACTACACCTGAAACTGTAGAAACAGTTGAAGAAAATAAACCACAAGTTAACGAAGAAGGTGATAGAGTTGTTAACTTAAGTAAACCAATAGAAAATGAAACTAAAGAAGATAACCCTGTCGACGAGGGAGTGGCTAGAGTCAATGAAAATGCCGATGCCACAGAAAAACAAGAAGAAGTACAACCGGAAGAACAAGCACAAGAAGACACTCCAGTATTAGAAGAAGTTACTGAAGAAGAAGTTAAAGAGCAAGTAGAAGATTTAGCTGAACAAGCTCAAGAAGCTATGTTAGAGTCTGCTGAAACTGGAAAAGCAATACCTGAAAATTTACAAAAAGTTGTAGATTTTATGGATGAAACCGGTGGTACATTAGAAGATTACGTACGTCTTAACCAAGATTTTTCTAGTTATGATGATATGACAGTACTTAGAGAGTACTATAAACAAACAAAATCTCATTTAACATCAGAAGAAGTGGAGTTTTTAATTGATGACTCGTTTTCGTATGACGAAGAAGTTGATGAAGAAAGAGATATTAAAAAGAAAAAAATAGCGTTAAAAGAGCAAGTTGCCAACGCTAAAAGCCACTTAGACGGGCAAAAGTCTAAATACTATGAAGAAATTAAAGCTGGAAGCAAACTCACTAGTGAGCAGCAAAAAGCTATAAATTTCTTTAATAGATATAACAAAGAGTCAGAAGAGACTAAAAAAATAGCGGAAAAACAAACTAATACTTTTAAATTAAAAACTCAACAAGTTTTTAACGATAAATTCAAAGGTTTTGAATATAACGTCGGAGATAAAAAATATAGGTTTAACGTGAAGAACGCTAATGAGATTAAAGAAACTCAAGGTGATATTAATAATTTTGTCAAGAAGTTCTTGAATGAAAATAATGAAATGTCAGATGCCAAAGGTTATCATAAATCTTTATTTACAGCAATGAATCCC